GTTCTACCACTTTCCGCACCAATAGTTAAAGCATTACTTGCTAAACCTGTTGTTTGTATTACATCTCTAATATTTACTCCATTTTTATATTGACTTGTATTTGTTAAGGAATTTCTATTCGTTATATACATACCTTGAGAATTTGTATTAGCTATTGCTCCATTATAAACCCCGTAAACCCCAACAAATCCCAATGCTGTAAATCTCGATAGAATGACTTGCTCATTTCCTCCGGGCCCACCTGAAGAAGCAGAATCACTACCAAAGTCACAATCTTGGGCTTCTATATTTGTTCTTATGTATATAGATAAATGACCTGAAGAAACACTTAATGAGGTTAAAGGAACTAATGTTGTATTAAAAGAAGTCGATGTTCCGTTACCCGTCACCCCCGTACTCGCAAAAGTCCAACCACTTGAAAAAGTACCCGTAAATGAACTGCTCTTTAAGTTCTGCGCACACGCTGCTGCACTTGCTCCGACCATTGGGTAAATGGCTTTCATTGCTGTCCAAATACCTGCACTTTTCATATCAAGTACAAGTTGATTTGTTGCGGTCTTTTCGGTGGTGGATAGTGTTCCACCCGCAGTGGTAACTCGGTCAAAAAATGCTTGTGCATCGGGGTCAAAGCCACCGCCACCACTGGCAGCAGCCCTAAACAAGCCAAGCCCTAAACCCGTGCCTATTCTGGGCATATTAGTAAGCGATTACAGAACCAGAGGAAGTAACGAAACCTGTGATTTTGTTACCCTTACCAGCGGGCAAATAAACGCCTTGCTTAAAAGTAACGCCAGACATACCGCGTGCAGTTAGCACGTTGGTTGCTGTGCCATTCTCTTGAGTAACGGTGAACGAGGTAAACACTGTATCTTCTTGCGGAACCAAAGCGTCATAACTTACGCCTGTAACTGTTGCCGCCCCGTGTCTTACAAATCCGTCGTAACCTGCTACGATGTCGATTGATGCTTCTGCCATAATGAATGCAATTTACAAAACACCCACCGCCGACTCGTTAACAAATTAAACGCTAGAAATAATATACCACTGCGAGCCGTCGCTTATAATTGTTTTGCTGCCGTACAACTGATTTATTGTTGTTGCACTGGCTCCGTTTATATTATACGAACCGCCGTTTATTGTAACAACGTGATTGGTTGCAGTCTTAATAAAGTAGTACTTTTTGCCCTTGCTCTGGGTTGCGTTAGGTAGGTTCACAGTTACGTTGCCATCCGTAGTATTGCAAATGATAAGCTCGTAGCCGTTTGTAATTGTGTGCGTGCCGTTTGTGTAAACTACAGAAGCATTGTGTTCCTGCACGTGCCACCTTACAACCTCGGTGCTGTCCACATATTCGAGCATCACCTCCCAGCGTGTGTTCAAAGTGGGCTGAGTAGTTGGCGCGCCTTCTGAATAGTTTACCAGGTATTCTAAAACTCTGTCCTGTACTGCGCTGGTTTCTAGGTTAAGCTTTGTAATAGCAAACTCATGATAGTTTAAACGATCTGTGATAACTCGCTCGCCTGTTCTGGGGTTGTAGTCAGTAGATCCGCCACCGGTTGCAAGTGTGTAGTCTGGAGCCAATCCAATCCACTCAGCTTGCCAACTTTCTGAGCGCGGGTTAAAAGTACCGCCGTTAAATAGCCATTTGGTAGAGTCAAAACTTAAAGACTTAATAGCGCTCAAAGTCCCAGCATCGTGCCAAGTTCCTTGTATGACAGTTACAAATTTATTGTAAGCGCCCGCTATTCGCTTGCCGATAATTTCGCCGAGATCTCCGTGAACGCTTCCGCTATATCCGCTATACCAATCAGAACTTAAAACCCATGAGGTGCCGTTATAAACGTATACAGAGCCAAATCCATACAGGCCCTCGTCGTCGTAATAAGCAGGCGATACTTCGACAAGCTGCGAGTTTCCACTTGCCGCGCCCGTTACACTTATAGTCTGTTTGGTAGTGCGTGAAAAGTCTGGATCTTCTTGCGTGCTAAATGGTTGCGCTGCTGTAATAGTTCCCCAAAAATTAATCGGGTAAGTTGTGTTTGATGCCCAGTTATTTGGCGCCACAAAAAACCCTTCTTCTGCCTCAATGTAATAGTCAACGTATAACTGAGTATAGCCCGTTGGTATTGGCGGAAGTACAAAGTCTAAGGCGTGCGTGTTATAAGAGTTTCGCGTATTGGTTACAGTTAATTCTTGTTGCATATAAAGCGCCGTAGTAACTGGCGTAAAATATGCGTTTAGGTTTGGGCTGTATTGCCTTATCCCTGTTGAGCCGTTGGTTACATAAATTCGGTAGTTGAACAGGTAACGCTGGTAACGTTTAGCGCTAGAGGTTGACAAAGCCACATAGCTATTATCTTCCCATTTACAAAGAAGGCGCACCCTTGTGGCCTTGCTTGCTTCAATGGTTTTGTTGACAATGCTTAACTCAATGCTATTATTGTCTGGCTCAGTGCGTAAAACGAAAATAGCGTTTTGTCGATCTTCAATTACATCCACCGCCCTAACTGGTGGCTGATAACTTATTGATGGCTTTGCGGCCCATTGCGGTCTGTCATTGCTGCCCAATGCCACGGCGTGCGCTGTGCTTCCTGTGCTCTGATATGTGCCCGCTGCGTTGTAAATTCTTGTGCTTAAATTGGTGGCATTATAAGCGTCGTCTGGCAAAATCCAAAAACTTCCAGATTCCAAAATAATGCGAGCACCGTAAATAGAAAGTATTTGCTCTATTGCCTGCTTACAAGTCAATAAATCTATATCCGTTGTAGCTTCAAATGGATCAGTAGTTGTGATAAATTTAACATCTGAAAAAGGATCGAAACTATTGTAAAAAGATAGCACGTTAAATCGCGTATTTGCTAGACCCTTGTTGCTTGCCTGGGCAGTGTCGTACATCGTTACGCCATCACGCAAATAATTGACGGAGCTTAAATAGGTCCAGTAATCATCGAGGCCGCAATACTCCAAACATTTACGGATAATTTCCAAGCCTGTAGCGTAGCCATTTGTAAACCAATCAGGGCTAACATTAAAGCCTTCCATTAAGTTTAAAGAGTCAACAGCCACCAAATCAAAGACAGGTGCGCCGTTAATACTTTCACGCAAATAATCTGCCTGATCTGCAACTACCCTGCCGACATAAAACAAAACGCCCGCACGATAAACTACTATGGCATACTTAGACTCTTCGCTGTTAGCTATTGCTATAAAAGCATTTCTAACGGTGTTGTTAGGCATAAGCCAGTTAGTAGAAATTCTCGACGGCCTACTGTAGTTTTCGTAATAGGTATTGCCTTGGCCTTGTCGCTCAATAGAAAAACCGTTACCCGCTAGCGTCAACTCGGTGCCCCCGGTGGTGCTTCCAGTTGCGCCGTCGTAAAGTTCAACCCTATACTCTATATTTTCAATGCTCAAAAAAGAGCCGTAGTAGATCCTTGCCATTATCCGCGTTTGCTGTCTTTGTTATACCTTTCAATCACCAATGCCAAATCGCGCCCGCTTATTGTTGTGCTGGCTACATATCCGCTTTCATTGCCCATGCCTTTCAACATCCCCTTAAGTTTGTCAAGCGGTGCGATTACTTCAGGGTTAGAACTCGCCCCTGGATATTCTCCCACCAATCCCAATGTAGGCCCACTCACAATACCACCGTCGGCAAATGCCGTAGGCTGTGGCCCTTTATTGAGCATTCCCGTAATAACGGCAGAACCCGCAACCAATGCAACGCCCGCAGCTGCTGCTAAAATTGGGTCTTTAATAAGCAACTCTTTAAAAGCCTTAGATGCTGTGGCCGTTGCAATCAATGCCGAACCGAAAGCCCGCATAAATTTAGCAACCGAGGCAAGCAAAGATTTTCCAAAGTCATCAAAACTACTTATTTGGCCTGTCATTAAATCGCCAATCATATTGCCAAAATCCTCTAGGCCTTGGGCGGTCAAACTATTAAACGCCTGATTAACGCCCTCCATTGTTTTTGCAAAACTCGCCTCATACTCTTCTTGCTTTGCAATTTGGTTTTGCATCGCATAATCGATTTGCGTAAATGTGTGCTCAAGTTTCTGCGGTGCCTTAATATCAATAGGCGCGGGATCTATTGTTTTGATTCCTTGGCGCTCGTTGTTTTGGATTTTTTGAGGTATGGCATTCTCACGCAAATATGCAATGCGCACGGCCGCCAATTCCTCTTCGCTTACTTCTTCTTTTAAATCTTGTTTAAGATTCTTAAGATTTTCTTTTCTTGCGTTTGAAACAAGTTGGTTTTTTTCAATCTCTAAAGCTACGACCTTGCCTTGGTATTCGTTATTGATTGAATACCTTAAATCGTTTTCAAGTTGCGCATATTTTGCACTGACTTCTGCAATTTTTGCCGCGTTGCCAGTTGCCAAATATAACTCTTGACGCCTTTGCACAAATAAAGCTTCAAGCGCTTGCTTTCCATATTGTTGGTATAGAGATTTTTGGCGCTCAAGGCTTTGCTCTTTTATTTTCAATATGTATGCCTCGCCTTTGCCTTGTGCCTGCGCTTGGCTTATTGCTAACTCGGTTTTTCTTTCTTCTTCTTTTATCTGCCTTTGGCCCAGTGTTAGAGATCGCTCCTGTATCGCTTGGAACTGCTCCAACCTTTTCTTAGCTTTGTCAATTTCGTTTGACATGTTTTGGAAAAGCGATACGGCCAAGCCAATAGCAACCAATACAGCGCCTGCTCCTGTGGCCAACAATGCGGCAGAGTAGGCACGTGCTGCAACAGTTGCCTGCCCCATAACGTAGGTTTGTATTTTTGTTGCTGCCGTTTGCACTCCAATCATTACAGCACTTTCGGCTTGTAAAGCGTTTTGTATTGCCTGCGCGCCACTTACTACGGCCATGGCGGCCTGTAATTTTACAAGTGTTTTTTGTAGGTTTTCATCCTCAACACCTAGTAGAGCAGTAGCACCTTGCAGAGCCCCAAAGGCGCCGGCAACTGCCTGAACTCCACCGAGCACCGCATCGAGGCGTCGGGTATCGCTTGCAAAATATGCAACCTCGCCCCTGGCATCGCCTATGCTATCTTTTATCCTACCCGCTTCACGGATAAACTGATCCGCGGAAGCCGCAAATTCTGGACCCAATGCCCGGGCTTCCATCGCCAACTGAGTCAACTGCCTAACAGTTCCCATCGTTGGGTTACGGGTGGCTATGCTTGCAAGCTTTTCCTCAATGCTCTTTGCACTCTTCGCAACATCGGCAGACATTTCACCGCCCGCTTTTTTGATTACAGATATCGCATCATTAAAGCCCTGTCTGAGCTTTTCAATGTTTGCGCCAATTACTATATTTAACGACCGTGCCATTATCTTGTATAGTTAATTATAAAGTCCTGAGCAACGTGGTAAATTCCCGCAAATCCTGCCTCATCTTCTGCTAGTTGCACTTCGCCATCAAATTCGATAGTTTGGCATTTAACAGAATTAAAAGTGCCTGGCAATGTTACCGCCTCCAATGCTGTACGCACTGCAGCAGCGACCGCCGTAGCGCTTGCAAACGTGGTCCCAAAGCTACTAACTTGCACCCTTGCAAAGTCTGTGCGTGAGTGGCTTGTGTTGGTAGGGCTTGCAATTACGCTAACTAAATTATAAGCGATTGCAGGAAATGCAGACTCTTGCGGAATCCGCAAAGGATTTAAGCGAGTGGAAACCAACGCCGTAAGGTCTGACGCATTGCTTAAAATGTTATATACTATTTTTATGGGTGCGCTCATGCCTTGGCGTCCGGTGTTAATTTATCAAAGACATGCGAATATAGTTTAACCGCTTCGTGAATAGACAAAAACTCAGGTTCCTCCCAAGGAAATGTTAACAGCCTTTTCGGTTCAATGGGTTTCTTTAAGTGGGGCGCCATGCCTGTAGCAACCGCCCAGCGGGTGATTTCCCACTGGTTTCTGTACTGTTGTTGCTGCGCCTCACGCATGCCCTCCAATTTCAAACGCCAAAATCGTGGCGAGCATTTCCAAAATTCGGCCTCAGACAAACCCAATTCGCCGTAACTGATGCGCTCAATCTTGCGCCAAGTTAGCGGTGCGCCGTCGCCCTTGGCTTTTACTTTCCCTCTGGCTCTTCAGTGCTAAAGAAATCACTAACGGCCTGCGTAAATCCATCCAATGCGGGTCTCAACTCCGTAAATCTTTTAACCGATGCCCCCAACTTTTGAATGGTGGGGTATGGCGTTTTTTTGCCGTCGGCTTCGTAGCCTTCCAGAATCCCATAGAATGCGCAACTTAGTGCAAAGTCCATCGATTTGGCAAGGTCTTTTTGCAGGTTTAGATCTGCGAAATTTTCCATCCCAGCCAACTGCATAACGTTGCGCAGGCTGTTCATGTTAAACAAAAGGGGGTGCTGAACACCCCCGATGATAATGTGGCTCATGCCACAAAGATAAGACAAAAAGTATTAAGGCGTTACAGTGCCAACAGTCAAAGCGCCTGTACCTTGCAAAGTTCCTGTGAAGGTTGCTTTGTCGTTGTTAGGTGCGCTCAATGATAAGCTGCTGAAAAAAGCCGAGCCTGTCATTTTTTGATCTCCGCTGCTGTTAGTAGTCATTACAACAGTTACAGCAGTACCCGCCAAAAGATCGGCCAAAATATCTTTGAATGATTGCCCGCTAGTTGATACCGATGCATCCTCTTCAAAAATACCTTCAACGTTCAACGTGTAGCCATATTCGCCCGCAATAAACTCCTTGGCGCCTGCGCTGTCTTTGTTAGTAACGTCGATCATATCTTTAGAAATGTCGATTGAATGAGATGTCGCGTTTGCGATTTTGGTCAAGGTTCCGCTCACATCTTTATAGATGCTTATCAGCGTGCCGTTTACTGGTCCAGTAGTTGCCATGATTATTTATATATTAAATTATTTTTCTTTGCTAAATCGGCAATGATTTGATCAACGCCTTTCATTATATTTTCCTCAACGCTTGTGGCGTTTGAATCGACAGCGCGCTGCATAAAACGCACTGGAGCGATGGCGCCTGTATAGCGGCCTGTGCTCGATTGGATTCGCTCAACTGTGCCGTATTCATACATCACACCCAGATAGTTATTGTGGTACTCCTTGCGCAAGCCAATCAAAGCCTTATCAAAGTTGGCGTTGTCCTTGCTATTGATGAAACCGATTGAGTCCCGCAAATCGCCTGTATCAACTGGCACCAAAGATTTGGCAGTTGCAATAATTGGGCTTGCGCTTTTCTTTAAAACTTGCTGGAGTTTACGACTTTTCACACTGACCCCCATAGCCTTTAAGGCTTCCAAGGTTTCAGCGAGTCCGTCGATTTTTGCCATTATTGCGTTAATTCGGTTTGTAGTTTCAAATATAGATTGCGTTGAAGGTTGGCAATGTTAACAATGTTATGCGCCCCATTGTCATCAACCACCCTATGCTTAACGCCTACGGCTGAATTAAAGCGGATAGTATACATTACAATTTGCTTATGTTCGCGCCTGTCTGCGTTTACATTCTCTGCACCACTTTCTTGCTCAACACGCTGCGCCCAGGCGGTTGCATATTCCGTCCACGTTTGCAGCTTCTCGCCTGTGTTTGTATCTATGGTCTCGGTGTAGCTTTGTAGGCTCACCAGTACGTCCATTAACCCCGCATTCATTAGATCATGATTTGGATTTTGTACGGATCGAGTAGGTAGTGGAAACCGAAGTCCATCGTGCTGGAGATAGTCCCCACAATTATCGCTTGCCTGTTATCGTAATACTGAGCAACCAACAAAAGCGCAGCGTGTTTAATCGTGGCGGGCATGATAGTGTCGGGGTCTACAGAAGTCGTGCCTACAGGATTAAAGCCCTCGGAGATTTCAACAATATATTTAATTGTATCATCGGTAATCGAAGATGGGGTATTTTCAAAAAAGATATTTCTGCTATAACCGCCCATTGGGTCAGGTGAAGCC